CTATAACATCGCAACCGCCTTGCGTATCTGATCCAGCATCGCTGCAAGTCCGGTATCGCGGCGGGCAGTTTGCATATTGTAATCGGATTGCAAGCCTATCCATAAATTGGCGGTTATCCCTGTTGCCGCTTCGATTTTTAATGCCGTATCGGTTGTTATCGGTCGGTGTCCGTTGATAATCTCGTTAAATGCCGTGTAAGGCATGCCGATAATACCGGCGAATTTTCGTTGCGATATGCCTCGTGCCTGCAATTCGTCTTTGAGTATTTCGCCGGGATGGATCGGTTCGGCGCATATCAATTCATGCGGTGCGTAAATTTTTTTTGTTGTTTCCATATCGCTATTGCTTGTAATGATTGCTAATCTCCAATAATCGGCACACGGTTATTATCTGTTCGTTCATTACCTCCCTTACGGTAAATTCAAGTCGATATTTGCGATTGATGCGAATAGACGAAATACCGGCCTTATCGCCTTGCAGAACTTCGTAATTTAACGAGTTAATCCGGTATAACTCTTCTATGTTTTCTGTCCGTTTCAGTAATATAACGCATTTGAAATATCCCCGTATTACTTCTGGCTGGTATCGGTGCTTTTTATCTCTCGTGTGCCCTTGCTCGAACAGCTCACGCAAATACTCTTTGTCGAACTCTATAAACATCGTGCCGTGTTGTTTTCAATGCAAATATAATGCTTTGTTTTGGAATATACACAAAAAAAGTGAATGTTTTGTGAAATGATGCTCCTGCCCAACGGCAAGTAGATGGAAGCTATTCCCGTTTCTTCACCTCCAGTACCGTCCCGCATTTAGAGCAGGAGGTCGTGTTTGATGTCGATGTTGCACATAAAATCGATAATCAGAAAGGGGCTATAAAGCCCCTTTTTTATTCTGTGAGTTTCTTCGCTATATATTTGCCGTATTCCGTTTTATTGCCGTTATGTCCTCCCTTATATAGGTTAATGTATCGTTCATTGCTTGGGTTGTAGCATTGATTTCAGCGACTTCAAGATAGGTTTTTACGGCGTATTGCAACAGTTCATTATTGATCTGCACATTTCGGATAACAGCAATCTGAATGCTTGTTATAGACGATATAAGTCCGATAATAGACTGTGTTTCGGTCATAACATATCCTCGGATGTCGGTAACTTTTCCTTGAATGTCCGTGAAGCGTCCATTAAGCTCACTTCCGGTATCTTGCGACTGAACTTGGAATCCTCGGGATGTAGCCGTTTGGCTGGAAATGTTTTCTACCCCAGTAGCTTGTGCTATGGTATCTCTCATTTCGAGACCACTTTTGACAATTTCGTCCCACCATTCTCTTAATTTTTCGGTTTCATCTTCGGTCAACACTCCATCTTTCATCGCTTCGTCAAAAGCTGCATACCAACCTTCGAGTTGATCTGAAAGTAGTGTCCCGACTTTTGCTGTCAGTACAGCTTTCATCAAATATTGGGAGAAATCTTCTGAAAAATCTTTTGCGCTCGCATCCATATCCATCAAAGTACTGATGAAATTATCGTACATGGAATCGAATGATATTTGCGTGCGTTGTTCCTGTGCCTTTTTCCGGGCATCTTCTATTTTTTCTTCCCCTTCGATGATGCTATTGAGATAATTTTGAACATCTCCATCGAGTTGTGTCCAGAAAATGCTGGCTTCATCTCGTAATGTTCGTAATTGATCGGCGGAAAGGTCCGTCAGCCACATCATTCGATTGGCTTCATTCTGCCATTCATTTTTCCAGACATCGTTTCCCAATGCTTCTCTGGCTTGTGCCCACCCTTCTGCCGACATATCTCGCCAAATTCGGCGTCCTATCGTTCGAGTTGTTCCTGATCCTCCAGAGTTTAATCGGGCACGAGCGAGTTCTTTGTATGATTCTGTCTGTTTGTTGACTAAATCGATTATTTCTTGTTCAGTCTGGCGAACTTCTTGCCCATACGATATGTCAATATATTCTTTCTTTTTGTCTATCAGATTATCCCAAATGTCGTTTATTGCCTCGTATTGTTGTTTTAATTCCTCATATTCGGAATAGTCCGGGCCAAAATTGAATAAACTAAATGCACCTTGTATTAACTGAAATCCGGCTGATATAGCTGTGAGAACGAGACTTGCTTTTTCCAATGCGGACATTGCAGTCCCCGCTGCACTTGCTGCGTCTGTTACGCCATCTATTGTAGCGATAAGGTTTCCTGCGGCACTTGCCATTGTTGCGATGAAAGTCGCAGCTTTTCCTAATCCTTCATCAAACTCGCTCAAGGCACTTGCCGCTTCGCGGGCTGTTGCGGATAATTCATTGAGTAATCTGGCTCCTTCGGCCCAATTACTGTCGGAGACCCCTTTTTTTGTTTTTCCGAGTAGTGCATTTAATACGGCAATTCGCGCTTTGAGCTTGTTGATCGTATCAATATATCCGGCAGCCTCCTGTGTGCCGGAAGATGCAAGCGCGTCATAAGCCGTTTGAGCGGTTTCTAATTGTGCTTCGACTTCTGAAAGTAATTCTTCAAGTTTCTCAACAGACAAGTTTACGATTTCTTTTGCCCAGTCAGAGGCTTGTACTTCGAATACAGCCAAAGCCGCATCTCGCTCGGCTTGGATTGCAGCTCGCGCACCTTCAGTGGTCGCCTCGACCATCTTTCGGTCATAATAATCTTTGGTGGCCTGCATTTTCTCACGGAAAGTGCCGTATTTCATATAATATTCGTCCCAGTCAGCTTGTTCTTTTTTCCATAGTGCTGCCAAATCTATTTCTATGGGTGGACCTGCGATCGCTTCGTGTCGCTCGTTTTTGCGGCGATTGTCGTTTTCCTGTCGAAGTATAGCGAATTGCTCTTCTTGTTTTTGGGTTAGTTTTCCCTGGAGCTCTATGATGCGTTGTTCTGCTTCGTTGATCGCCTCTGCCCGCCGTTGATAATCGAGTTCTATTTGTGCTACTCTTTTCTCTGTCCCATCCTTCATTGAATCAATCTCGGCTTGAAGAGCATCATCGCGCAGCTTTTGGAGCGCTTTTCCGAGATCGTTCAAATTTTTTTCCTGTTGTGAAGCCGCTTTTTGGGCATCTTGTTCGGCTTTGCGGCGGGCTGCCTCTGCTTCGGCATTTTTCTCTTCCACAGTGGAGGAAGTAAGGAGTTTTTCAACCGCAGGAGTAAGGGCTTCTGAACCCTTATTTATTGACTCAATGAATGCATTAACATCACCATCGAACTTATCTTCAATTTGATCCCATATTCTTTTGCCCTCATCGCCCAGCTTTTCCAATTCGGAAACAAATTCTTTTCGGTATTTTCTAATGCCAGATGTTGATTGGGCATAAGCCCTGGCACTTACAATCCTTTCATGTCCAGTTGAAGTTCCAATAGTTTTATTCCTCTCCAAATACTCTTCATACGCCTTATTATACTCTTTTAGAGCATTGGCATAATTCTTATAAGCATCGCCCGTGAATTCAATATATTTTATGTCCTTAGACTTCTCTGTAATAACCTCTTGAGCCGCCCGTGCTTGTGCAGCTTCAATAATTGCATCTCGTAGATTGTTGTAAGCGCTAATAGCATTCCCGACCATAACTTGCTCTTCGGACATATTTCCGAAGTAGGCGGGATATATTTCCTGTAATCTTTCGACCGCTTTTTTTCGTTCGTTGTAGGGTTTAGCTACATTTGTTGCTGCCCGGTACAATAAATCGAGTTTGGTAATTTCGGCTTGAGCGGAAATTGCCCCTTCAGTCATTGTCGCGTGGAATTGCTCTGCGGCTTGTTTTGCGGCATCAAAAGCCTGTTTCCCCTTGAACAGCGAGCCAACCCATTCGGTGATTTCCTTGCCGTAAAGGGTTAAAACCGTGATTCCGGCAACCAGAAGCGTTTGCCAAGAAATGATCGATTTAATAACCTGCTTCCAAACCGGTGTGAATGATTGGCCTTCGGCTTTGAGTTCTTTCACCCGTTGTCTTGTTAAGGCGAGCTGATCGGCTAAAATGGGCAGGTTGTTGGATATGGCGAGGAAGAAGGTTTGCGGGCTTATGGCCAGCGCCGGTAGTTCCCGAGCGACCTGCTGGATTGAGAACGACAGTCCATTCCAACCGGAAGCATAATTACCGACATTGCGGGCATGAACTCCCATCGAAGCGTCAAGTTCTTTGATCTTTGTGTCGAGAGCCTGAATGTTTTTGAGAAGGTTTTGACCGAATGTATTCCCGCGTTCTCCTTCATTGAGCGATCTGTAAACGGTCCGCATCCGAGCGAGGGCTTGCGACATTTCATCTATAGAGCCATGTGCGACTTGCTCCAGTTTGATTTGGTTCGCAACCTCTTGGCGCATTCGTGAAATAGCTTGCTTATTTTCTTCATAAGTCAAAGATAAGGATGTTCGACGGGCAATTTGTTTGTCCGTCAAGGCGAAGCCATTCTGCTCGGCTTTATTCAAAGCATCATATTGTGCTTTCAGACCTCGGTTTGCGGCTTTTAACTGTTCTATTTGTTCGATATTTTCACGCTTTGCAAGACTTACAGCGTGCAATTCATCCAGCAAACCGCGCCATGCTTCGGCTTCCGCATTGGCAGCCTGTGCTCCTGCGGTAGATGCAGTTGACGATGGGGTAGATAGTGATTGGGGCTCTGTTTGTGAGACTGTTTTTGCCGCCTCGTTCTGCATTTGAGTAATTCGCTTTATTGATTGCTCGACACGAGCCTCCATTTCAGCGATTTTCTTATTTACAACGTCAAACTCCTTTGTTCCTGAAGGAATAGTAGCCAAAACCTGTTTCAATCGCTCCAGAGAGGTGATAAAACTGTTTAATTTATCGGTTTCGGCGTTTATTTTGAATGATAATGCGCTCATTTGTTCTTTTGTCTTCTTCTTGCGGCCATCTCCTTGCCGCTGCCCTTGACTATTTTCTTTTCATCGCCCACGAGCGATCGCACCTTGTCGATCATCATCAACATCATAGTGGGGTAGTTCACTTTTTCGAAGGCGTCACGGTAGCTGATGTTCAGGTGTTTCATCATAGTCGCCATGATGCCCGCAATAGAGTTGTTCCCAATAGTTTCTGTGATGGTTTTCTTGCGTGTTTTGTCGATTTTGACTGATTCCAGCAGATCTTTTCCTGTGGTGATGTCGGCGATTTTCTGTGCTGCGATTCGGATTTGTCGGTAATCGCTGTAGCGTCCGGCGTACCATAAGAACAGTCGTTGTTGCCAACGGCAGTGAAATAGTAGCTTTGACATAGTTTTCAGCGAATATCGTTGTCGCCCGTCAATGGAAAGGTCCAGCCGTTCGTCTGCGAAAGCCCGTGCGAGATCCTTGATATAGGGTTGGTAAAACCGGAAATTAAGTCGCCCGATCCGTACTATTACATGATGTTTGTTCAGCAATGATGCAGCGACGATGTTGGCGGACTTACTCATGATCCTTTGCGATTGATTGTGAGAGCTGCTCCATAACGGCGCTGATACCAGCCATATCCTCCAAAGGAATCATTTTTAGAGTTTTGTTATAGGCGTCAAACAATTCGTCGAGTGAGGCTTTTTTTAGGAATTTTCGCCGGAGCACGATGCGTTTTAATATATTGAATATGTTTTTGCTGTCAGATATACCTAAAGCTACACTTTGGGTCATTGCCTTAAGGCATCCGATACTTTTATCCAGCTCTTTTTTTATGTCCCGCGCCTGCATAATGCGTATGGCGGTCAGCGGGGACATACCATATATGCTATAACTTTTTCCGGCTATGCGGAAGCTGATGAAATCCATATCTTGAAAGCTTATAAATAAAAAGGAGCGAGGGGCTTACGCCTCCCGCCCCTTTGTCGATGTGATATAAGGCTGTTATTTGCTTGATACACTCATTATCGAAGCGGCATCCGTAACCTCAGATGCATCGAACCAATATTCAGACGATACATCCGTATTGTCGGGCTCCAGTGCTGTTGCGACGACACTGATAGCAACGGCATCGTCTGTTTCGGCATTTCGCGCCACGATGGAAGCCTTTGGGAAGACGCAGTATTGGTCGTCTTCTGTAAGTGCAACCATGCACTTCTCGATATTAGTGACGCCACGTGCCCGCTTCCAGGTGGTTTCCGTTCCTGTGCCACCCATGAATGCCGCCTTCGTTTCGTAGTCGTATTGGCCGATGGCGAAGTTCATGGTGACTTCACCCATCTCTTTTGACTGACGATATATGCCGTCGGTGAGCTGATTTTTGTATTGTGTTGTGGAGGGCTCGGCTTCATCGAGGCTCCACGTGTCCTGATGGACATTCGGCACCTTCTTGGTGGTAGGGTCTTTGAGGATGGTTCCCAACAGCGTTCCTGTCAGATCGCCCGTGACTTTCGCGGGGTCTGCATACCAGATGTTTTTGATGCCTACGGCTGTAATAGTTGCCATATTTTTAATCTTTTTTTACGTTTAACACTCTGAACAGAACCCGGACATAGACATAGTGGCACCCGAGGTCTTTATCCTCTTCACAACCTATATTTTCGTATCGGTAGTGATATGCCGTATTATCATATTGCCCATAGGTCCATGATTTGAATTTTGATTTTGCAGCCCGTTCGAGTTCTTTAAGCCGGTTTCGATTTGCAATTCCCTTGATGTCCGGGATACATAGATTCACCGAGATGTAACAGGATTCCCAGTAAGTCGCCGGAGATTGTTCCGATGGCGTTACAACTACGATTCGCTCGTTTTTTATTCTGCCTTCCGGAACATCCCAGGTAGGAAATGTTTTAATCCCGAAATCAGTGCAATCACGAATCAAAATGTCCTGTGCATCGTTGGTGGTTATCATTGTGCAATCCTTTTAGAGCCATATTTTCGTGTATTCATACCTTTGTCCGCTTTTGTAGAAGCCTTGCACTGGGTACGACACCGAATCTTCTAACGTGGAACCGATAGGAGCACCGAGACGATGGTCGAATATATTTTTGCCGCATCTATCGAGGATGCGGACCTCCTCATTTTCTTCGAGGGGGAGTACATTCTGCGGCATAACTACCTCATAGGTATATTCGATCACTTTTCCGTTAGGCGATTCAATGAACCGGGCTTTGCCGTCGTAACGAGCATTACAGCGGCTCACCGTTTGCCATTCATCCGTGTTGTGATTCCAACGTTGAAGTATATAGGGAAATCGGATCATAAGAACTTTACGGTCGGTTGAAGATTGAATTCGTCGGCAATATCGGTTAGGCCGTTATCCTTTGCGAGAGCATGTATGCGGCGGCGTAATTCCTCTACATTATAGCCGATAGAATATCCGCCGTTGCCTTCGGACGCCAGAACGATAAGCTGCTTCAGGATGTCAATGGCGGCTTTCGCTACCGAAACCTTGTTGGCTGACGAATACTCTCCGTCTGCCGACAACCCTGCATCCATGCAGGCTACTGCAACCAGGTTGTCGTCCACATCATAAGGATAGAGCCGTGCCGATATTACTTCCGAATTCTTCATTGACGATAAGTTTAAGCGTTACCTTCGTTCCACGAGGTATTCTCTGTGTTGATGTAGTACAGGGATTGCCGGTTGATGAGTGCCGGCATGATGTACGCTTCGGCCAGAGTAACTTCGAGCATTGGGTTCAGCTCCGAATAGCGCGTGATCTTCACGTTCTCGCGGTATGCTTGCAGTGCATCGGTGTCCGAAACCTGCGGGACGTCGCTCCACCAGGTCCAGCCGAGCTGCGGTGTCGGCGACAGCACGGCGACATTCTCCGCCCACGGCTTGTAGGTCGTCTGACTGCCGTCGCGTGCCTCCCGCTTGACGTAGGAGTCGATCACGATGATCTGCGGATACCCTTTTGAACGCATGTAGGTATTCACGAGGTCGATTGTGAGCGTGTCGCTGCTTGCCAGGCCCGTCGCAGTGAGGACGACAGGCGAAACCCGTTTGACGGTCTTTTCGCTCATCAGCAGTTTGTCGAAAGCCGCTTGTTCCATGATAGCGTACATGGGACGGCTGAATCCTTCTTTCTTGATGGCTTTCTGCCCGGCGATGATGTCACCGAGCGGATCGCTGTCAGACGATGCGCTCCACTTGTTTTTCACGCCGGTTTTGTGTGCCGAAGGGATGTTGAAGTTTAGCGCGTTCTGCGTCACCACGTCGTTGTTGTTCTCGGTTTTCAGCACGATGGCAGATTTCGATCCGACTTGAAGGTCCAGGTCTTCGGCGAGATAGTTCACACCTTCGTAGCAGAATTGTACGTCTTCATAGACCATATCTACGAGTTGCAGTGCTACATTGGGGTTGCCGCTTGACTGCGCATAGCTGCGGAGGATTTGATACTCTTTGATCTGTTTCTCGTCTTTTTGGCGAGAAATTGCGACTTTCGCAACTTGTCCGCTCCAAGTGCCGATGGTTTTGCGTGTTTTTTGCGGCGCCTTCGCGTTGAACGCGATCACGTCTGCACTCACGGGGATTCCGTCGTTCCCTTCAAGAGACTTGATGTCGAGTGTCGGGGTGTAACGCAGGGGAAACAGCGTCGGCCATGCCAGACCGGACCCCGGCATGTACGAGTTCAATTCGGCCTGCATATCGACCTGCAAAAGGTCGAAAAGGGGTTTTCTCATGTCTGCCATAGTTAAACGAGATTAATGGATTTGAGATTTGCGAGAATTTCGGGAGCGATATTGGTCGTCACGGCACGGACACTTGCTCCATTAACAAGACGTACGAAATTGTTTACCGTACCGCCTTCGAGCTTGTTCCCCGTCAGATAGGCTGGGGTGTAAATGGCTTCAGCACCCGACGCTTTCGCTGATTTTGCCTGGTAACCTTTTGCCCCGATAGCGACGGTTGTGCCGAATGCTGCGGTCGTTAGTACATCCTTCGATGCGTCTGAGCTGTTGATCGCAGTGATGGCGACAGCTTTTCCACCGAAAGCGATGAACTCACCTTGCTTGAAACCGGAGCCTTTGGCGATTTCGATGTTAGTGTCTTCAGCTCCGATGGCTTTCACGAGTGTTGCACCTTTAATCGGTTTGTAGATGTTACCGGTTGCCAGTCCCACAACGGAACCGGCCGGCAGATCTCCGTCGAGCTCGGTTACATCGACGGTACCGCCACCTTCTTTTTCGGAAAATACGACCTCGAACACCACCTTGTCGGGTTCGGGGGCATCATAGAATTTGTTTTGCCAACTCATGTCGATTGTTTTTTAATTTAGACCTTTGATCGCCGAAGTTTTGTAATTCTCGGCAGCCTTCTTGCGATCCAGTCGGGCTGCCATTGCCGCAGACATTTTATCTCCACTTTCTCCGCCTCCGAAGAGAGGCGGTGTTACCCCGATTCCACTCTTGACGAACATTTTGGCCGCTTTCGAAAGAACCTGATCTACGTCGTCATTGTCGTCGATTTTGATGATGGAAAGCGTGTCATCGTCAAGTCCCAGCGCGTGGGCCTTTTCACGGATTGTCGCAGCTCGTTGTGCCTGCGTCTGCGCTGCTTCGAATCCCTCGATTTTCTCCGTATAGGGCTTCATGGTGTTTTGGATAAAAGATTTTATCCGTTCCTCAAATGCCTCGGGATCGAAAGTCTGGGAATTATTCTTGTTTCCGGGTTCGAGTTGCTGCTCTCCGCCCCCGGGCGCAGGGATTACGGACTTTCCGTCTTTGAGGTTATGCTTCTTCTCGTAGTTGCGTACTGCGGTCTGTGTGGCATCCCCTGCACGGTAGTCTCCGTAGCTTTGTAACACGTCTTGAAATCCAATCCCCTCTACGATGGCTGGTAATTGGGCTTCATCCGTCATAGCCTCGGCCTTATTCGTTGCGATTCGGTCGAGGATTGCACTATCAACCCCAACAAATTTGGTTTTGAGTAGTGCGAGAAGTTTCTCTTTCATGTTTTTTCGTTCTATATGGTTTCGAATAAATCATCATATTCGCACAAAAAAGGTCTGTCAGCCGACGCCAACAGACCCACTAACAATTACATGAAGGTTATATCGTTCTGCAACTGGTGGGCTGCGACTTCACAGCCTCTGCGACAAAAGTCAGTATGTTCGGCACATTATGCAAATTATTTTAAGGAAAAATTCGATAAAAAGAGGAGAATAATTCTCGCCGATAATTGACTATTTTTCGGCTAAAGATTCTAAATTTTTCTTTTGATTATCTGGTATATCTATATCCGATGACCTTTTTCCGATTTCAGCCGCTCTATCTCTATTTTTGGATCTTTGATACGTGGATTTTGGTAAATGGCGGTTTCTTGGCTCATTGTTCCGGTGTTAATGGATTTTTGGATAATGTCGAGCGTGTCTGAAACATTGTCCGGCATAGGTGTCGAGAACTGGTAGCCGATTTTGAGTGCTTCGAGCTGCCCGTTGAGCTTTAATTCAGGATAAAGTACACCGATGACAGCTTTTACCACATTAATTTCCCGATCAATCATTGCTCCGTAGTAGTCTTGGTAGTTTTTTGCCTTTAACATCGGAAAAAAGAACATATATTCCCAGCTTACACCGCTCGGAATTTTCATTTCCTTAATGACATCCGATGCTGGATTTACGGAACAGGTCATGCCATAAATGAATGAATCGAGTGTGTCGCATTCCCGTTTCCGATTTTCGGGAGCAGAATCGTATGTCAGATAATAGACTTTTCCATTGTTTTGTGTTTGGATGATTTGTGCCGGATCGTCGGGATTGAGGGAGCCATCCACAATGCCTTCCCCTACCACTTTGGGATTGGCAAAGTAATCGTTCATATCAGCGTCCCTGCACTGAATATCTTCCCGACGTTCGATTAGTTTTTGAACATCTGCCCATTCTGGCTCCTGTCTGTAAAGTAAAACCGGGATTTTCCCGATAAAGTTCTTTTCCGGGAGGACTTCCCACCCGATTGCCTTTTGTGTACAACGAAAGATAGTTTCATCTGTATAAATGTCACAATGAATCTCGTCGTTTCCCTCGTCGTCTTGTATGGTGAATTGGCGGATAAATAGCATTAGCCGTCCGAAATCGTCGAATTTGTAGTATATGTCGTCCCCGAGCGATTTTGCGAGTATCTTTACCATTACCTGAATTTCGCCATTGGTTGATAGGTAAAGATGATATAGTTTAGCACAAAGTGTTTCTGACCCGGCTTTCATTTTACACTCACGGATATTGGAATCAAAGCGGGTATCTTTTAATATTTGTAGAAAACGACTGTAGGCATCTTCTGCTTTGCTTTTTCGATTAAGTTCTCCATTGATACTGGTTTCTATTACATCTGAAATATCTGAGAACTGGATAGGAGAGCCGAACAGGAAAGCCGTGGCTTGTAGGTTAATGACTTTTTGGAATGGGATGGGTAATTTAGCTGTGATGATGTCCGGTTTGCCTTTTCGATGACGATTCGGGCGTTTAGTCACTTCGTGTTTCGTAGGATCGTATTCTGCAAGAGCTTTGGTGATTTTATCGTTGCAGGTCGTCATTTTACTCAACAACCGGGAGATGTCGCCGTTCTGTATGAGCTCGACGAACTTCTGTTTGCGCCCCAAAACCGCGTTGAATTGATTGGAGAGGGCTTGAGTGATTTGTTTGATCGTTGTCATATTTTATAGTCCTAAATCTTCTTTTGAAAGCGGAATTATTTGTTTGTAGTCGAACCATACCCGCATCAGTAGCGCATCCCTCCAGTCGGGAGAGCGTCCGATGTCCTGTTTGATTTCGTCTTTGGGTTTCAGGAACAGTTTGCGATCGTTGTCCACATTCCAGGTCTGGAGTTGTTCTAATTCTTCGGTAATCTCGTCTTTTTGACCATCCGACAGTTCGCAGTCGAAGGATATAGCAAAAGAGTTGATCTTATTGGCCAGCTTGTATCCGCATTGCGTCTGGAGGTTCGAGAAATTTTCTCCGTTGAGACATTGCGAGTTATTGACGAATCCGCTAATCCGGCACATATCGACCACTCCGCCGCCCACTCCGTCTTCGTCAGCGATGATCCGATAGCGGGGGATGCGGTGTTTGGCGGCCAATGATTCGATGCAGGCGGCTATTTCCGTAGTGGCGCTTCGGTCGAACGACACCTGTTCGATGATCGCCCAGCCATCCCATACGAGGATTCGCGCCCGGTCGGAACCAAAGCGGGCAATATCCGCCGTGATGTATTTGATGCCGGTACGGGTGTGAATTTTAGGATAGAATATCTCACGAATATTATCATAGGAACATAGGGCATTTGGATTGTCGTCATAGTCCCAGTTTCCCTTCAGCAATCGCTCCTTTTTGACCTTATCGGTGGTAGATTTCAATGCTTCTATATAATCCTTTTCAATGAATGGATTGTCTTGTACAAGTGCGGCAAGGTATATTTGGTGGCCCGGGAGCGTCCCAGCTTTCGCTGGTTTGTAGAATGTTGAGTGCATCCAGTTCTTTTTCGGATTACAAGAAATGAACAGTTTGCGTAGGATTCCGTATTTGTCGTTCAAATGACGCCCGATGCGGGTTTTGAGTGTGTCGTAAGCTCCAAAGTTTACTTCGCCTCCTTCCTCAATCCATCCTCCGGTGTATTCCACTGAACCATAGCGCTCATAGAGCGGATCGGAAGGGAGATAACGCAGATCGAGCAGGTCAATCCTGCTGTTATTGGCAAATTGAATGTAGTGGTCTTGTCCGTTATATTTGAAATCTTTGTCGCGCTTTATACCGTATTGGGTACACACCTTGAAGAAGGTGATAAGCGTAGATTCTCGAAGGCGCTTTAACTCTTCGCGCCCGATAAACCATTTTGTCCCTGGATAGCATAGTGACATAAAGACTAACCAAGTACAACCTGTCCACGATTTTGCGCCTCCGGCGGCTCCGCCGTATAGAAATTCCGTATGGGTTTTATCGGTAAGGATGCACAGCGCTTCTTCCTGTTTGACATGATGCCCTCGTTCCGACAAGGTAATAAAGTCGAAAATTCCCCTACGGAACATTTCGCATTCGATTTTAACTTGGTCTGCGATAAGTTTATTTATCGGATTTACCATTGGTTGCTTTATGGATTAGGGCGTGCGCTGCGAGTAGGTCGGCATTGGATAATCCGGAGTAGTCCATAGTGGTATTGATCTCAATGGAATTGCCGTCTTTCCCTGTATGTTCTGTTTTATCCGGTGCATTATATCCGAGCATGCGATTGATGGTTTCGATGGCTTTGCTCTTGTCCATCAATTCTACGACGGGACATCCCGATCGGTCGATTTTTATGGATTGGATCAAACGTCGCTTCTCGGGAGGAAGTGATTTCAGGTCTTGAAATGTAATGGACGAAACTTGCCGGATACCGAACTCGGTATTTTCTTCAACCATATCGGCATTGACGAAATCAAGTATGTCAGCATTGATAATCGAGAGATTGAGCCGGACGATTTCCTCTTTGGTAATTAGTTCTTTCTTCGATAATTGAGTTTGAAGTTCTTTCACCCTTGCCGCAACCTTGACGTCTGCAAGAAGTGACGACGCTTTTTCCCAGATAGATTTGTCTGTCATTCGGGAACAGTCGTATGCAAAGCGATACGCCTCGGAAGCGTTACCGTATTCGAGGTACTTGTTGCAAAACTTCTCCTGTTTGATCGTCAGCTTTTTTGCATTTGCCAT